CTTTTTTGCGTCTTCGTCGGAAATATAAACAGGGGGTTCAATTGCCCACATATTCTGTTGGCCACGATCATTAGTCGTAACAGTCATTGTAGTTTTGTTAAGAAACGTTACATAATTATATAGTAAAAATAAAGAGGGGTCAAGCCCCTCTTGTTACGGTTTTCTCACATAATGAGTATATTTACTTAAGTTCCATTCCTGGAGGAAGTGTTCCAAAGAAAGGATCGTAGTCAAATATACTATTCCAATCTTCAACATCTGCTGCCTGATTCCTCCAGAATTGCCACAGTCCATCGTGACTACTGCGATGAAACACATCTACGTGGATATCATGAATAGAAGAACCCAGTTCAATCTTATAAAGGAACAGAGGAATAGAGAATGTATTTCCAGAATTATAAATTAAATCGTCAGCAACCGCTCTGGGTTTAACTGCCTGGTCTAACTTATACTTATCATCACGACAGTGGAGATTAATAAGTTTCTGTGCGTGGTGACGAGTAATCAGATAACAAGCGGTGGAAAAATCATTGACAAATCTCTTGTGAAGTTTTAAATGAACTTGTGCTGGATTAATAATAGCAAGTTGAACTACATCATAATCATAAGGAACTTTTGAATAAAAGTCCTTCCAAGAAAATGACCAATGCTTAGCAGTTTCAAGGTCACAATCATCTTCCATAATTAAAGCACAAGGAGCATCAGAAGTATCTAACCAATGCTTCAGTGCTTTAAGATGAGATGTTACACAACCAACTTCTCCCGAAGACATATTATCAGGATACCTACCCCTGATAATATCACTCAGGTCATCTTGCCTACCATCATACGCAGAGACACGTTCAAATTGTTCAATCTCCCAATGCTTAAATTGATCTTCCATATACTTCCATCTATCTGGTTGCCCATCAAGATTGATACAATAGATTGGTGGAAGACCTTTAAGTTTATATGCTGCTTTATTTTTATCCATTAGAACTTCTAAATTTGTTCATTGCACTTTCAATAACAACGTGCATATCCATATACTTGTACTCGGACAGTCTACCTCCAAAAATGTATTTCGTCAATAAAGAAGTTTTTTCTCTATAACTCTTGTAAATCTCTTGATTTCTTTCTGTATTGATTGGATAGAAAGGTACTAATCCCTTCTGGTACTCAATCGGATACTCATAAGAAATCACAGTCCTTGACGATGTTGCATTTTCAAAATGTTTATGTTCAAGTATTCTTGTAAATGAATGTTCACTATCACAGTAATTTATAACCGCATTTCCTTGGTGATTTTCAACATCAAGAACTTTTTCTGTAAAAGTAAGGCTTCTGTATTCTAACTCACCTTCATCATAATTGAAGAACTCATCTATACATCCTGTGTAGATAACTTTATCTGCAAGATTATCAAAGTATTCTCTATCTGAAAAATAATCTACACCAAGTTGAATAGGAATATCCTCAAGCATTCTTTCAAACATTTGAGTATATCCACCAATAGGTATTCCCTGATACTTGTCGTTAAAGTAATTATTATTGAATGTAAATCGTAGTGGTAAACGTTTAATGATAAAGGGTGGAAGGTCTGTTGCTTTCCTACCCCACTGCTTTTCAGTATAATCTTTAATCAGTATCCTGTAAATATCATCACCAACAAGAGATAATGCCTGCTCCTCAAGATTAGTTGGTGTTCCCCTAAACCTCTGCCTTTCAATAATCTCTATTGCCTTATCTGGTGTTATAACACCCCAGAGTTCATAAAATGTATTCATATTAAAAGGTAATGAATACAATCTACTATGAGACCTTGCCTTAGGAGAGTTAATAAAGTTATTAAATTCAGTAAAACGATTTACAAAATCCCAGACAACTTTGTTACTTGTATGAAAGATATGTGCACCATACTTATGGACATTAATATTTTCAACCTTTTCAGTATAGCAGTTACCTGCAATATGATTTCTCTTGTCTATAATTAAACAAGACTTACCAGCATCAGTGGCAAGTCTTGCAAAAGTAGTTCCAAATAATCCAGAACCTACAATCAGATAATCATACTTCATTAAACACCAGACCCCAAAATCTTTCCATATGAAGACCCAGTTCAGGATTGATTGGGTGAAACTCTATATTAATACCTGGATTACCAAGAAGTTTCAATGCAAGTTCATCCAGTTCTTCTCCTGGATTGTGTTCAAACATATCCAGAACGTTCTTGTAAAACTCTAAAGGTCTCTGTTTAATTCTATCTCTAGAGACACAGAACTGAGCACCAGCGCCAAAGATAAATTTCTCTATCTCAGGTTCCTGACCAAATACTTTCTCGTAAGCATACTTAATACTTGGGAAAATAGCATGGTATGGTTCCCTCTCATATTCAAAATCACTTTCAACAATTCTTTCTGAAATCCAGAAGAAATCAGGTAACAGTTCATTTGAATTGACAATGTGGTCAAGATATAAATGAAATCTTGGACTGTGAGGACTGGTTGGGTCTCCCTGAACAAATGCAGTGTAGTCTGCAAGATTATCATAATTGTTGACAATGTGGCGAAGATAAGTATGTGCCTCTCTACCAATATTAGGTAGAGGAATAGAACCTTCTATTTCATCATCACCTTTATTATAAATGGTACTAAAAACTTGATACTTATTTACCCAATCTAAATCTTCAGAATAACGAGCAATTACAAGTTCAAAGTAAGACTTATCCTTATCATCAAGAATGTCAGAAAGCATTTGGAATGCTAAGTCAGTCTTTCTTGCATCTCCAACTTGATATTGAGTATGCCAATTACAAGCATTCCTAAAATGAAGGAACTTATTATCAAAGTGGAGTTCATATCCAAATCCACCTGTGATATTCTCATCTTGTAAATTAACACCTTTATATTCTTCAGGATACTCCACACCAGTATCTAAGAACCTAATGTTCTTATCTGAAAGAAGTTTATATGTTCCTCCACCAGTATCAAGCATCTGCCCATCAACAGTCTGGGGATAAAAATCAAATTCAATATTCTCAACTGAGGACTTTTTAAAAAAGCATAGTCCTGCCCAAACATAATCAATATGTTCTCTGGATTGACGACATCCAACAACATCATAAACAGACATTTCATTGACGACATCAAACTCATCAATCAAAAACATATCGTGATCTAAGAGCATCACGATACAATCGTCTTCTTTTAGAATGACATTATCATAAGCCCACTTAATTGCTTGAGCATTATAAAAACTTGGAGATGCACCAGATTGAGAAACGTGATGATAGAAATTTACTTCATTATCCTCACAAATTTTCTTGAACTGTTCATAATACTGATTGTCTCTAGTATCATAAACAATATTAATATCATAATCTCCAATGATAAACTTTTTTAATGACCTAATCTGATATTCTAGAATATCTGGACGATTAAATGCAAATGAAAATATCTTAGTTTTCATAGTGGTCTAAAAGAATTTGAACTGATTTCTGTGGGGATAGTTCTCGGTTAACGTATTCCCTTGGAGTATAATTTTTAAGGTTAGATATAAACTTATCTAAAGTAAATTCAAGGTCTTCTTTATTGACCACTTTTTCTCCACACTCAGGAGACCAATAAGGAACTGAAGATGCAGGGACGGTGTATTGGTCTCCCATATGGTCCCACACTGGTTGGTCCCAAACGTACAAAGGTTTATTTGCTGCCATCATTTCTTGAATGGCAATCCCTTGACTTTCTGTATTATCAATTATAACACAGAACTTCACTGATGATAATGCCTCTCTAAAATTCTGTTGAGTATAAGAACCATACTCTAGTTGAATATGTGTTAAACGTCTCTTGGAAAGCATTTCTTTCACATAATTCAAATCTTCTGCAGGTCTGTTCTTATAATAGATTAAACAATCGACGGATTGGTCATCATAAATTTCTGGTTCATAAATTCCAACTGGCCACTTTAATGTTCTGAGTGATGGGAAACTAGTTTCATAAGACTTTTGTACCCACCACCCAGGCACAATAATCTTACCATACTCAGTCAGTTGACTAACTTCATCACCACCATAGGGCCAAATCTGTGGACCAACAAGTAACGTTTGTTTATTTCTCAATCCACCATAGATTTCAATGTGTGGTCGGTCCCATTGTAAGAAGAAATTATGTGGATGAACTTCACGATTAATAGCATAGTCAACTTCACAATCATCTAGAGAACGGAGAAGGTTTTCTATAACCTTCTTAGGACCAGACATTCTACCTTGAAGATGACTGTCTCGATAAAAAATATTAAGCATTTTCTTTAATCCATTCTTCCAGATTTACCTTAGGTTCCCAACCATAAGTTCTTTTTATTTTAGAAATATTTGCAGAACTATGCCTTGCCTCCGCAGGTCTAGGAGGGAGATGAACAATATCATCAGAAAACATAGACGCAATTTTCTTTACAGAAATTGGACGACCAGTGCCTACATTATAGACCTGCCCATAGTTATCCACATCCTTCTCAGCAACGGTTAGATTAGCAAGAGCAATATCAGATACGTGTACAAAGTCTCTAGTCTGTAGACCATCTCCAACAACAGTCAGTGTCTTACCATCCTTTTTCTGTTGTGAGAAAATTCCTATAACTGGAGCATACTGACCACTCTTAGGTTGACGAGGACCATAAACATTAAAATATCTCAGAGTGACTGTCTTCACATTATATAAGTCATAATACATCTTCATCAATTGCTCACCAGCCAACTTAGAAACTGAATAAGGATTGAGTGGGTCTGGAATATCATTCTCAACACAGACCTTATTAGTCAATCCATAGATTGCAGCAGTTGATGAAAATACAACCTTATCTACTTTAGCGTGTCGTGCTGCTTCTAGAACTGAACAGAGACTACCGACATTATTCAGATATGAATTATTAGGATGCTCAATACAATATGGAATTGAAACATCTGCAGCAAGATGAAAGATATAATCACATCCCTTACATAGCTCAGTAAGAGCATCTACATTACTGTTCAAATCAATCTTATAGTTTTTAGTCTTCTCATTCCAATAATATTCAGTGTGACTATTGGCAGATTGATTGTCTACCACAATCACTTCATAATCTCTTTCCAATAAAAGATCAACTAAATTGGACCCAATAAATCCTGCGCCGCCAGTTACTAATACCTTTTTCATCAATACAATCCTACAGGTTTCCAGAAAGACTTATGTGGTTGAAATAGTTCATGAGTTGGATAAGAACTCAGAGGTTGGTCTGTACCATTTGAACTCGTCTGATAGAAGAACGGATCATCAAATGCATAGACATTATAATAACGTTGTACCTCAGCAAATCCAATATCCTGATGGTCTGAAATATCATAACCATTCTTTGCAATCTTACTACAGAGAGAAGCGTATTCTTGACTGAGATAAAGGATTGCGTGAGCGCCAAGCATATTATAAACCCTTACCAAACCATTTTCAAGTTTCTCATATTGAACAAATGGTCCAGAGTGAGAGTTCATTCTCCCCCAGGAAGAAATACCAAGATAAACTGCGTCAACATCATCGGGAACTTCAATCTCTGGAGTAAAATTTTTAATTACACAATCATCTTCAAATACAATGAAAGGTGGGTCAACCTCATTCAGAGCGACGTGATGGGATAAAGAACATCCTGCCAAGTGGCGGTCTGGAAACTCATATGCCTCTACACGAATGACAGTTTCAAACCCACATTCAGTAAGCATCTTCTGCATCTTATCATTCTTCTCAGTGTCCCGTGCAAGATTGATATAGACTGCAGGGACTTTTCTAAGATCTAAGTTCATTGTGATTTTTCTTCAATGCAATAATTTTAGGTTCATAGGGATATTGCGGATTTCCCATCTGTTCTTCTGCAAAGCAATAAGATGGTGTCAGACTAAGCGTTGGTGGATTGTCAATCAAATAACGGTTCATCTGTGATTCATCATGCCATAAGGCAACAACACCATTCTCAAGGTCTCTTGTCACACGGTCTGCAAGAACTTCTGCCATCTCAAGAAATCTCTTGGTAGATCCACCATTGAAACCTCCAGCATAATAATTCTCACCTTCTTCACCTACAGGTACATATGCTAATGAAGCAGCGTTTCTATCATAAGACCTTTGTTCCTTAGGATAGAAAGACTGATAAGGATGCATTGTAGCAACAAGGTCACTCAGAACCTCATCACCAACCTTATCCACAAGACCCATATCAACATCAAAGTAGAAACAATAATCAAACTGAGAGATAAACTCTTTTTCCTTTACAAAGTAATTATACCTCTTGAGTGTGGGCATTGGCCAAGGTTCATGGTCAATCCGACACACTCGTACATTGTCAGACGTTTCTACTTCATGGTCTGTAAAAAGAAGACATTGTATCTCATGTCCGTTCAGAAAGTTCTCCTCAATGTTATCAAGAAGTCTTTCAACAAACTGAATGTACTTATTTGTAGCAATAGTAAGAATACAGATTTTCATTTTCTCACCATCGTGGTATAGTAAAGATAACCGTTAGGTGGCCAAAAGTCAAGAACTTTTTCTATAGTGACCGTAAAATCTTTTTCTGCTCTCTCCAAAAGAACTTGACGACTAACTTGCCCCCTGTTTAAAATCATATAAACTCGTTTAGCATTTACAATAACATTATCATAATAAGCATTTTGAAGTTGCAGATTAAGTTCAGAATATGCATAATTACTAATTACTAAATCCACATCTTCAATCTTTTCTGGAGTAGAGTGAAATAAAACCTTTTCACCAACATCAAAGTTGGAAAGATACTTTTTCTGCAGTTTAGATGCTGGTTCTATATCATAGATGTGATACTCATCAAAGTCACACAAGCAATTGATGGTCTTACACAGACCACCATATCCACCACCAATTTCTACAATTTTATTAAGTTCACCTTCACCGACAAAGTGTGCAATGTCCAGAGTGTTCTGAACATAACGGAGAGTGGATGGTGATACTTTACCAAATGGTTCATCATACTGAACTACTTGAGGATTACCATACTTATCATTCTCTTTGAATGCATTGATAAGGTCTTCATCTACATCATAATGCATAATTCCATTAAAGTACCGTTCTCCATGCTCAGGAGACACGTGCTCTAGAATAGCAGTATAACGAGGGTCTCTCTTAAAAGACTTGAATACATCATCGTCATTTACTGCTTCAAGACAAATCTCAGCATAAGGTGTAGTGTCTTCTGCTGTAAGACAACTCCAATCTTCAATCATACCCAACTCCAATTACCAAATTCCATATCTGTTACATCTTTATTTACACAGTCTCCACCGAACCAATTTTTAGGAGCAATAACGTGCTTACTCTGTGCCAACCAAGCGCCCCACCAAGAGAATGAAGAATTTGCAATGATATGATACTGGCATAAGGACATCAGACACATATCAGCATCTGTCGAATTACCTTCAGAAATTGCAAATCTTTCTGAAGAGAAGAACTCTTGTTGATTACACCATTCTGGGTCATCGGAAAATACAATTACAGGCAGGTCAGGTAATACATTTAATGCCTGCCTATAATACTCAATGCCTTGAACTGGGTGATTGGGATTAGACACATAATCACCCCGCCTAATATGTAATGAGATGGTGTCTCTATACACAAAGTTTTCTTTTATAAATCCATCACACAGTTCATTTAACTCATCACTAAAAGTAAAATCTTTTCTGATTTCATCTTCAATATGTTTAAAGTATTTTTCAGTCTGATAATATCCAAATAAGTCTACATTATCTGGGCAATTGGTAAACAGTTCATTATCAAATGTGTGCATTCTTTCCATCAACACTTGATTAGGAAGCAATCCAAGATTATTGTTGTTCTCTAATTCAAATACATCATAGATGATTAAATCAGAGTTCTGAACCATAGGGTCTCTTTTACCAAAGACACTTCTGGATGGAATATAAAAATCATATCCACGATGCCTAGCAATACCTTTTAATGAGGCATACTGAAACATTTGATTGGCAAGTCTACCAAGATTTCCTAGATTGTTAAATGAAATCATTCTTCCCAAGTGCGATGAATTTCATTCAACTCATTGATAAACTTAACAAGAGGACTTCCAGAGAACTTTTCAAATTCGTGATTGTCTTTAATAAAGCAATGCCCACCCCATCCAAACTTACCATCCCAACCAGGAACCTGAGTGTGAGAAGTGCCGATACGTTCATCCATACCCGCAATCATTCGGAACTCATCAAATGTGGATTCACACCCAAGACTTTGATGAACCTTATAAAGTTCGTTATAGACTGACACTTTGGTTGCCAAGAAAAAGTTTTCTGCATACTTAATCAGAGCAGCACTGCGGATATCAGTGATGCCAACACGGTCATCATTTAAATTTTTTAAACGACTGATAAAAATGTCTGCAACTGTTCTCGCAGCACCTCTTTCTCCACCAATAATGCAGAAGTTCTGGTTTTGAAACTTCTCAATATTGTGACGTGAATCAAGATACTCTGGACTATGAAGAACACGGATATTCTTATATTTCTGTTCAGCAGAATAATAATATTCAGGTGTAGAAGTTGACTTACAACAAACTGGAGTGTTGTTACCAATATTTTCATTAACCTGGTCGAGGATCATATCCAGAAGACCGTGGTTATTTCCCTTTGGGGTATCTACACAAACAAACACTGCATCGAAGTTTTCACCCTTATGATTAGGTATAACATCATCACTTAGTTTTGGGTCAATGATTACCTTTTCTTCACCACTAAAAACAGAGGCAACAGCAGATCCAACGTATCCGTGCCCAACAATCATTACTCTCATTTTACTCTCCAAATAGTTAAACTCTCACGCCACCAAAAATAAAAATTTCTATAAGATAACGATGCTTTCAAGAAAGTATCAGTCTTCTCACTATCTAGTTCAAATCCCCAAGCATCCATCAAACGTTGCACTTCATATGGATAAAGAGGACTAACGTGTTGTGGAGGAGCATCTGCTGGAGGATAAGTTCCACTCCAAGTGAGAATAAGATATTTACCAGTCAGTTTTTTTAAGTTATCAAGAAAAGTATCCAGATACTTGGGATCAATATGCTCAGCTGCTTCAGTACAATTTACCAAGTCAAATTTTATATCCTCTTCAATAGGGTCACGAATATCAAAGACATTAATACACTCTCTAATACTTTCATCAGCGTTATCTTTTTGATATTGAAAATATTCAACACCACAAGCATCAGTATAGTTTAGCATATTGCTAACTAAATGACCAGTGGAGCATCCAATGTCACAGAAGGTTTCAATCTCATCAAGGTTAAAAGTTTCCTTGATGCACTGATAGTATTCATCATAAGGAGATGAGTTTTCTCTAATCTCATCTTTAGGATGATACATCCTATCAATATCAATTTTACCATTGTCTTTAAAATCAAGACGAGGATTACGTTCAAGAATATGTGGATCGATAACAGAATGTTTCCGTTCAATAATACTAGAAATACGTTCATTCCAGCATAAAAAATGTTCGTAAAATTCTTCAATCATTCTCTTTCTAGTAAGATATGGTTTCCTTTGCCCTCATAAGCAAGATAATCTACACCTTCATATAAAGGTTTCTCATCAATCTGGTAGTTGGTCCACTCACCAAAATATGGGCGGTTGATATCAACAATACCTGCAAGAGCATCAATTGAAGAACCAACATCAAGAAATACTGCATCAGTGTAATTCTTGAGGCGATGAATCAGTCCAGACTTCACGTGACCCATTCCCATCAGGAAGATCTTAGATGTAGAGTTGATCAGTTGTTCACCAACCATCTTCTCAGTAGCATCAATATCATCGCAAGCAAATCGTTGAGGAAGAGAAATATAATCTTCAAACTTCTCAAGACCAAGATACTCCTGATACTGAGGTGCTTCCATAACATTGCGGATAATGTTCATTTTACTGTCTGCACCAATCAGACCAATCTTCCCTGCGAAGGTTTTAAGTAACCACTTATTAGCAACCAAACCGTAACCATATTCAGCAGCAAAATCAATATCAATCCCTGGAAGAACTTCTCTAAATTTTTCACGGTTTTCTGGATAGATTTCACAAGTATAATAATCACACTTAGTAGCACCTTCTACAAATACTTGATGATTGATTTGATCATAACCTTTACTCAGTGCTCGACGACCTGGAGAAGCACTACCAACACCCTGCTTCTTCAGGAAAAAATAATCACCATCACCAAACTTATAAAAAGTAGTTGATGCTCCTTGGTCTACAAGTTGCACAAGAAGGGATTTAAATTTTTCAAGTTCAGTCTGAAACTCAGGATAAGTTTCGGGATTACTAAAGCAAGGATTGTTATCTAAGTTTACAGTCTCTTCAATTTTATAAAGGTCTAAGTACATTTCAGTCCTCCGTTACAGCAACGCCGTGATAAACTGCAGTCTTACCATCATAAGAAGAAATACGGCGATCACCATAATACTCCTTCACCCAATAAATCACATAATCAATATCTTCTTGAGTCATACCAGGATGGCAAGGAAGACTCAATAGTTTCCTCCACTCACGATCTGCAACAGCATAATCACGATCCTGTTTCACAATGCTGTACTTATGCAATGGTTTAAAGTGAACACTGGTGTGAATCTTCTTATCAGCAAGATAATCAATCATATCACTACGCTCAGCAGCAGGAACACGAGCACAGTAATACTGAACTGTTTCACTGTGAGCAGGAGTACGGATTAGACCGTCAAGTGCTTCATTATAGCATTTCTGAATATGACGCCTCCACTCAAGATGTTTAGGAAGTTTCTTCATCTGTTCTAAGCAAATTGCAGCAGAAAGATCAATCATATAGCACTTATAACCAAGAATATCAACTTCATAGTCCCAAGAATAACCAGGTTTACCAGTCAAACCATCATCCTTACGAACACGAGAATAAGTACTACTAATACCCAACCAAGTCATTGGAACTAGTTTTTCATACAATTCCTTATCATTGGTAGTAATCATTCCACCGTCTCCACAAGGCATTGTCTTTACTGCTTGGAAAGACCATACAGCAACATCACCCTGCATACCAGCACCAGGAGTGTAGCAACTATGAGCACAATCTTCTATGATAAGACCATCATAGAACTTACGGATCTCATCAATCGGTGCAGGAGTTCCTGCATGATTTACCGCGATGATTGCATTTGTATTTGATTTAAGACTTTTACGAACATCTTCGGGGTCCAAACACAAAGTATCTTCAAGAACATCAACAATATTGGAGGTACAATTATTCCAAAGAGGAACAACAGCAGTTGTCATAAAAGATATTGTTGGATTGATAATATCGCAATCTTTAATTCCCAATGCCTTAAGAACAAGATCTTGTCCACTAGTTGCACTATTAACTGCAACAGCATACTTAGCACCAACAAGTTCAGCAAACTTCTTTTCAAATTCTGCTACTTTAGGTCCTTTACCCCACCAACCACTTTCGATTGATTCCCTCAGTGAATTAAGTTCTTCTTCACCACCTACTGGACGAAGAACAGGAAGCATAGTATCGCGGATTTTCATTGTTGTAATCTAGAATAAGTTTATGTTAGTAATCAATTAACGTGAAAGTTATCGACATTAAGGATTGTTTTAGATCCCTCCCAATTATTGCGGATCATACTCAACCAATCATTACGAATGATACCTAACCAAGTTAACCATTCATACTGAATATTATTTTCAGTAACAAAATTATAAAGTAATTGTTCAGAACCAATTGTTTGGACTGGATTTTCTTCAATATATTTCATAGCATAATTAGCATAATCAACAATAGTAGAAGTATTCATAGAGAAAAACATATCATTATAAAGTCCTTCTTTACAACTCTCATGGAATTTACCATTAATATAAGCGAAATCTGGATTTGATAGTAATGCTTGCTTTTCTAAACCGTCTGTTCTTTCAAAAACATATGGGCAAGTATAAAATCTCCTTGCCGTAATGTAAGAAACGTTCTTATAATTATCTAGGTCAGTTTCATCTAGGGCAGTTTTGAGCATCAACAATTCACCCATACCCTTATTAACTGTACCGATATTACCTTCACTTCCAGTTGCACACACCTCAGACTGAGATAAGAGTTCCCTCAATTCTTCACTTTTAATTTGACTTAGTTCATCAATAGTATTTTCACAGATTAATAAATCAAAGTAATTGGGAATAACTCTCTTGAGTTGTTTAAGACAAATTAAATACTCTTCTTCTCTAGCATCACAAACTTCTTCAGGAAGTTGTACTGGACGTATAGAACAAAACCCTAGTGCTAGATTTTTCATTTAAATTTTATCACATAATACAATTATATCTAAAAACCATTTAAAAGTCAATTCAAACAAACATTTTCCAATCCATCCTCTAAACTAGTTTTAAGTTCAAATCCAAGTTTTTTTATCTTAGTTGTATTTAAATAATAATCGTTAACCTTATCTGGAAGATAGTTTATAAGACTTGTACTTCCAAGAATTTTCTTACAATATTCTACAGGATATCCAAAATCTATTGCCACTCCACTTGACACATTATAAATCTGATTTACTTCAGACATATTCATCAAATAAAATAGTGCGTCACATACATCATCAACGTAAATAAAATCTCTCTTGAACTTACCATAATAATGCACATCAACATCTTCATTGTTCTTCAATTGGTTGATGATATAACCAAGAACATTTTTTTTATGTGAAGAGTTAGTATCTTGACCATAAACATTTGCAAGTCGGAAGATACGATACTTAACTCCAAATGTCTCACAAAATGTAATCAACATCTGCTCTGCAGTTCTTTTGGTAATGGAATAAAACCCATTAGGATTACAGTAGTCTTCTTCAGAAGCGTTAATCACTTCAGAACCATAGACAAATCCAGAACTAACAAAGTTAAAAGTTACATTCTTATTTTTACAGTTGTCCAGAACATCCATCAATACATTTAGATTTGTATTAATATCAACGTGGAGGTCCTCATAGATATTGTGATTGGTTGTTGTACTAATGCAATACAAGATATTATTAGTCTCTGGAAACTTTTGGTCCCTTGGAATTTTCACTCCACCATAAAGTTCACAGAAACGACCACCAATAAAACCAGTCGCTCCAAAAACTGATATATCACTCATACTTATCGCATTTTGCAAATGACTTCCCATCTTGGTCTTTTAGAGATAGCACTGGATTAATATCACCCCAATTAATCCCAAGGTCTTCATCGTTCCACAGAAGAGTTCGGTCATACTCTGGATGATAATAGTCAGTTGTTTTATACACAAACTCAGCAGTATCTGTCAGTGTATGAAATCCGTGAGCAAATCCAGGTGGAACCCACAGGTGTAGATTGTTTCTATTCAGTTCAACTCCATACCACTTACCAAATGTGGGAGAAGACTTACGGAGATCCACGATTACGTCATAGACGGCACCAGAGATGCATCGGACAAGTTTTCCTTGAGCGTGTTGGATCTGATAATGAAGACCCCTGAGGACGCCCTTAGAAGACTTAGAATGGTTGTCTTGGACAAAGTTACTGACGCCAGTAATCTTTTCAAATTCTTTCAGATTAAAACTCTCCAAGAAAAATCCACGCTCATCCTCAAATTTATTATTAGTAATTAGATAAGCGTCTTTAAGATTAGTTCCGATTGCGTTCATCATATGTTTAGTCATTTATTGGAGAATACTTACTTAACAGTTCTGGAGAGTATTGTTCTGGTACTTCTATAACTTCTTGCTTCTCTCTCTTTTCCTTTTCAAGAGTATAAACACGATTTCTGAGTTCAGTTGAAGAGTACTGATGCCTTCTTAGATGGTAGAAGATTTCTATACTGTGGTCAATACAATATTGCTTTCCTGTAAAATCTCTGTTCTCATATTCCTCACTCAGAAATCTTATATCAATCGTCTGTGTCTGAATTAAATTGAGTAAGTCTGCCTCAGTTTCATAGACAAGGATTTCGTCAACATACTTACATCCTTGCAGTTGAACATAACGCTCATAAACTGTCTGAACTGGTTTATTCTTTGCACCAGGACGATCAATTGTTGGATCAACTTGGAGGGCTACTTTCAGATAATCACACATTTCCTTTTCCATCTTGAGCATTGTAATATGCCCAGCGTGAAAAAGGTCAAATGAACTACAGTTAAATCCTATCTTCATAGTAGAGGTGCTTTTATATCATTATACTAAAAAAGGAGAGTTTATGCAACTCCCCCATCAGGTCTTTCATGCACGCCACCAATTCTTTAACTGGAAATTGGAAACCAGGCGGGAGAGAGTCCCATCCGCACCAACGTCATTTTAGAGATGCCGTAAACTCAAATAGGGTCATATTTGACTCCACCAGTATAAGTTTTAAGTCATTCCAGGACTAAGTGTAAGTTGGGTTAACTTTGATATTTCGGTAATACCAAAGAATGCTATCAGAAATAGCACATCCCAAAGTTTAAGTTTGATAGCAAAAGGAATACCGAGTAGACCTCCAATAAACTTTATAATCAAACCGTATTTAAAATCTCCCCATAACATGATTTGATAACCAAGTAAGAGGAGAAAGTTGCCAATGTATCTCAGGATACTTGTTTTAGACATAAGGGGGATTCATCACCGACCAGTGCTGTTATAGACCATCCGTGTCTTCTTCATCGTCTCTTACATAACAAGGAACTCGATCTGGATCTAACCAACGGGCGTAATTAATGTCTTCCATTGCGGTAGAACATTGCATAACATTATCAAAGAGATAGATATCATTCCAGCGTTTGGTGTATTCGTTTTGCTTTTGCATACGATAATCGGGTTTGCCGTTTATCTCAAGAATACCTGCCTCAACGAAGCGATATCCTTCACGCTCCAGAAGAACCTTGCTCACGCTTCAACTGCCTCAAGATCACTGGCGACATACTCCATAAGCATTTCGTAGTCGTCAAGGGGGTCACCAGAAAACACAACGCCTTCATTCTCATAAAAGCGGCGGACCTTTTTATAAAG